ACTTGTTCAATACCAGTGTAAAGTTTGCCATGATAATACACAATGAGTCAAGCAAGTTTAATTACAACATTGACTTCTGCGGTAGAGTAATAGATAAAAGTGTCAAAGATGTGTGGGTCGAATTTCCTTGGGAGGTTTGGTGGAAATCGAATGCAAAGACTGAATCAAATTAATCAAAATATTTTCACTATTAGTGATTTCTTCACGCAAGAAAGTTTAGAATCTATCACTGACGTATATAGTAATCGTGAACCAGATGAATTTCTGAAATTCATTGAATCTACAGATCTTGTTGAGCAGTTTACTAATAACCAAGATAAACCACAAAACAACTGGTTCAGTAGAGAAAAATTTGCAATACTTGATCACAAAGATCCAATCTTCAAAGATGCAACATCGACTATAAACAAGCATCTTGGAGGATATGCTGACAGCATGTCATTGTGGAACGATCACCCTTACTTTGAAAATCCTATTCACTATGACTGCCAAGAATGTGAACATATAATTATAGTTTATATATCAGGTAGTAAACTGAACGGAACAACTGTATGGGACGAGGAGCAAAGACATTTCATCCAGATCACCCCGGAACCTAATAAAGCGTTGGTATTAAAGAACTCAGGAAACATTCTCCATGGCATGAGTTATTTTGTGCCTGAGGGTACTATAAGAAAGTCAGTTTACATAAATTGGACATCAACCAAGAAAAGATTAGTTTTTGAATAAATGTTAGATGCTAATAAATAGTTGCAACCGGCCTTTTCTGGCATTCAACCCGGTATACAAATTCTGCAAGCCTATGTTATAATAACTTTTAATATAGGATAATCACAATGAACCAACCAAGACAATACAAGTACGTGAGTACAAAAGAGTATGTAGATCAGTTTCCCTGTGCATACAGGCAATGGAGAGCTGACAGTCACTGTAATGTGATACACGGCTATGCGTTTACGATGCGTTTCTTTTTCGGAACAGACGACTTAGACGTTAGAAACTGGGTAGCAGACTACGGTGGACTTAGAGAACTAAAAGGTGTGTTACAAGATCAATTTGACCACACACTATTAGTTGCTGAAGATGATCCAGAACTGGAAATGTACAAGCAACTGCAAGCAAAGAAGATGGCTAAGATAACCATACTGCCAAAACTTGGTTGCGAAGGACTAGCAGACCAACTGTACAAATATGTTAACGGTGTGTACATACCAGACATGTGGGGGCAAGCAGAAGCAGATAGACTTTGGTGTTACAGAGTTGAGATACGTGAAACACAGAGCAACATGGCTTGGCGTGAAGGACACAGAGAATGGAACGAGGACTTGTTTGAATGAATCTAAAATACGTCTGGCATGACATTGGCGGAGAAGTAATAAAGGACAACGAAGTTTATTTGTTGAAAGACAATAAAACTCTAAATAATCTTGTATTGAGTTCTACATGTTTGCACAGAAACAAAAGTACAAACGGACACAGGCACCCCGGGCAAGAAGAAGTGTATGTGTTTGTGCAGGGACGTGGACACATGATTGTTGGCGATGAGGACAGTGAACCATTTGCTGTTAATCAAGGCGATTATGTGTTGATACCAGATGGTGCATTCCACAAAGTAAGCAACACCGGCGATATGAACTTGATATTTAATTGTATATTTGACGGAAAGAGAAATCATTAAATGAAACTTAAAATAAGCGAACTGTTTTATAGCGTGCAAGGAGAAGGCCGTTACATGGGAGTACCTAGTGTGTTCTTACGTACATTTGGCTGTAACTTTCAATGTGCAGGCTTTGGTATGCCCAAGGGCGAAAAGACCACCGAAGTAGACGCTATTATTCAGCTAAACAAGAAATCTAAATACAAAACCTATGGTGACTTGCCACTGGTTAAAACAGGTTGCGACAGTTATGCTAGTTGGCATCCAAAGTTCAGACACTTGAGTCCTACATACGAAAACGACGAGCTGTCAGACATGATCGTGGATACATTGCCGTTTAAGGAATGGCGTGAAGAACACTTGGTTATTACAGGTGGTGAACCACTATTAGGATGGCAACGTGAGTATCCTGACCTGTTGAATCAACCTAGAATGCAAGCACTAAAGGAAATAACTATTGAAACAAACGGTACACAACCATTGCACGAAGACTTTAAGTTTTTCCTAAGCGATTGGACTAGTCGCAGAAGTTCTAGTGCGTTAACTTTTAGTGTGAGTGCTAAACTAAGTTGTTCAGGTGAAAAGAAGGAAGATGCTATTTGCCCTGATGTTGTAGCAGAGTATAGCCACTATGGTTACACCTATTTGAAATTTGTTATTGCAAACGAGCAGGATGCAGAAGAAGCATTAGACGCAGTAAAAGAATACAGACTAGCAGGATTTGATGGTCCTGTGTACTTTATGCCAGTGGGCGGAGACGAACGCACATACAGGCTAAACAATAGAGCAGTAGCTGATTTGGCTATGCAAAACGGTTTACGTTACAGTGATAGACTACAAGTTCCCCTGTTCAAGAACGAATGGGGCACTTGATTGCCATTACCGTTGCCTATGGATCTATTTCAAAATCTTGGTCACGACATCGGGTTTAGACTTGTTAACAACTGGCAGTTAAAGTTTTGCTGGTGGCCCAAACGATGTCATCTTAGTAATCAATGGATATTCTTTAAGAAAGCATATCACGGAACAGCGTTTCTGTATAACTACAAAGGCCCAGAAGGACAAAGCCAAGTATACTGGGTAATCACTAGCGAGTATATGCTGTGGAAATTAAAGGAAAATAGATGAGTAACATTTGCGTAATTTGCAACAAGCAATTTGATCCACGATGTGATTGGTCTTCTTGCAGTATTGCTAACAAAATAAAACTAACATCCGACACGGTGCGTAGTAATCCAGAATACGATCACAAGTTCAAACCACAGTGGCAACAAGAAATTGAAAAATATCCAGGGAGACATTAATGTTTGATTTATTTAAAAAGAAAAAACCAGAAAAGAAGGAAGCACCAAAGAAGGCTAAAAAGTCTGATAAAGAAATAGCCACAGAAAAGAAAGAACCGTGGGTAAATGTGTTAACTGTTGAACTTGATCCAGATGATCCAGGGAACGGTGCATTTGAACTTGACTGGAACGATTACTTTGTGGCCAAATTGGTTAAGTCAGGGTATCAACAGAAAAAAGAAGACACTGATGCTATTATAGTTGATCGTTGGTTCCAATCTGTATGTAAAAATGTAATAGCAGAAAACTATGAACAGTGGGAGGCAAATCAATCCCAAGACGGTCGTGCTAGACAGAATAATCAAACAGATCTAGGTGACGGCAGAACCGAAATATCATGATACTGTATGTAAACGGAGACAGTCACAGTGCTGGCGCCGAAGCAGTCAATGATTACTGCTTTGCCCAAGACGATCCTTTTTTTTATAATCTCGGCCGCATACCCCATCCCGAAAACGAGAAAGCCAGTTATGGTTGCTTGATGGCAAATGAATTGTTTGCCATACTTCACTGTGATGCAGAAGCCGCTAGTAGTAATGATCGTATACTGCGTACTACTAGAGATTACATAGCAGGTGGCAAACCAGATGCTATTATTATAGGCTGGAGTACACATGAAAGACAAGAATGGTTACATCATGATGTCTACTGGCAGATTAATGCTGGTGGCGTAGGCGAAGATTGGCCAGAATTGGTAAAAGAGAAATACAAATTCTACATTGCCAACATAGATTGGCAACAATGTGAGCAACAGGAGCATGACAAGATTTGGCAGTTTCACAAAGAACTGCAGGAACAAGAAATACCGCACCTGTTTTTCAACAGTTACAGTAATTTTGAGAACATTCCCATGGAAGATTGGGAAGATTGTTTTGTTGAACCATACAACCCAGACATGACATACTACAATTACTTGAAGAATCAAGGGCTTACAGCACTGCCAAGTTATCACTACAGAGCTGATGGGCATAGAAAATGGGCAGAATACTTGATGCCCCACTTGACCAAGTTGTTATAATATGCTACTATTATTAAATGAAATATCTTATTGTAGACACAGCAAACACATTCTTTCGTGCCCGACACAGCGCACATCGCCAAAGCGATACCTGGGATAAACTAGGTTTTGCAGTACATGTTACACTGTCTAGTGTAAACAAGGCGTGGCGTGACCATAAAGCAGACCATGTTGTATTCTGTTTAGAAGGGCGTAGTTGGCGCAAAGACTTTTATGAACCTTATAAAAAGAATAGAGCAGTTGCAAGGCAAGCACTAACAGAAGCACAAGCAGAAGAAGACACATTATTTTGGGAAGCATTTGATTCACTAAAAACTTTCCTGGACGAAAAAACAAATTGCACTGTGATGCGACATGGTAACTTGGAAGCAGATGATTTGATTGCTGGATGGGTACAAGCACACCCAGACGATGAACATGTCATTGTAAGCAGTGACACAGATTTCCATCAACTGCTGGCAAGCAACGTAAAACAGTACAACGGTGTGTCTGATGAGTTGCACACGTTGGAAGGTATATTTGATAAGCGAGGCAAGTTGGTCATGGATAAAAAGACCAAAGAGCCCAAGCAAATACCCAACCCAGAGTGGATCCTGTTCGAAAAATGCATGCGTGGTGACAGCACAGACAATGTGTTTAGTGCATATCCAGGAGTACGCAAGAAAGGTAGCAAGAACAAAGTTGGATTACTTGAAGCGTATGCTGACAGAAACTCAAAAGGGTTCAATTGGAATAACTTGATGCTACAACGCTGGATGGATCATAACAACGTAGAGCATCGTGTAATAGATGACTACGAACGCAACAAGGTACTGATTGATCTAACAGCACAGCCAGACGAAGTAAAACAACAGATTGCAACCACTATTGCAGAAGGAAAAGTAAGTAGAAAGAGACCAATGGTAGGTGCGCAGTTTTTAAAATTTTGTGGCAAGTATGACCTAGTCAAGCTAAGTGAACACAGTCAACAGTACGCAGAATTTTTAGGAGCAGAGAATCCAGCATGATTGATCAATTGATGGTCCAACAGCAAGTAGACAACGTGTGGCAACACATGGTTGGTGTTATATGTTTAAACTGTACAAATCGTAAACAGGTTAAACGTGTACTACCCAAGTTTTTTGCTAAGTGGCCAACATCAGATCAACTTTTACAAGCAACAAAAGAAGAAATCAAGCAGGTAATTGAAACACTTGGCATGAAAAACATAAGAGCAGAAAGATTGTATCGCATGAGTGAGCAGTTCGAACACTGGGACGGTGAAGATGCCGCTGACTTGTATGGTATTGGCAAGTACGGTTCAGACAGTTATAGACTGTTTTACAAACAAGAAATACCAGAGGATGTAGGGGATCACGAACTTAAAAGGTATATCCAGGAAGAATTGAAAGCATGAATGACCTAGTAGCAAAAACCATAATCAAAAACAAATATTGGGTAGTAGAACAATCTGGTAATCAGGTTGCTACCATACAAGCAGTGGAAAACGGCGGCTTTGTTTATGTACACAATGATCAAAGAGAAACATACGCTAGTGTAAAAACCTTGGGTAAGAAATATGATATCCAGTTTACTCCGAACAAAAACAAAACCAAAACCGAACAGGTTAATGAAGTTTACGGATTCCCTGCGCAAGGAAGAATATATAATCAAATGTTTGATGTGAAGCATCAAATGGCGCTGTATACCAAAATGCCAAAAAGCCGAAGTCATTACTGTGCTGGATGGTACTTGGTAAACACACACAACAAATGGATTAAAACCTTCTGTCCCAAAACAATTGTTATTAGTCGTTACAAGTATCACGGACCATTTAAGACGCAAGAGCAAGCAATACAAAAACTTAATAATATCAAAAAGGGCGAGATATAATGTTTAGAAAATTCATACAAGGTTTTATCTTGGGTGTGATAACAACAGGAGCAATCACGATTGGTGCTGAAATATTTGCACAAGAAGTACCAAAAACGATCACAGATGAAGATGTGGAAGTACAACTTCAAAAGCCTGTGCAGTGCTATCCTGCAGGCGTGGTAAATCAAATGTCCATAGATAAAGATTTTAGTGTGCTGTGGCAAGGAGGCAATCTAAAGGATGGCTTTGCAGACAACACCATAGTGATAATGACCAACAACGATACCAATGCATTTGTTGCACTTGAAATGAACGCAGGCACCGCATGCATATTAGGATATGGTGGCGGATTTTGGTTGTTGGATCAATACTACCCTT